AAAAGTAAATCTGACACCCTCTTTCCCCCCATCTTCAATTGTCTGCTGGATTTGATACCCTCATTATACAAGCTTCATCACCTCATGTCAAATCATTTTCCAATTGTCATCTCAATCATGCAATTAATGAACATCGTTCATCAATGCGCTGTCAGTTTGACAATGAGTAAGGCGGCTGTTATACTGTAAGTGTCAGTTAAACAAGTCAAAGGAGCCTACCATGTTCTACGTAATCAAATATTACCAGCGCAACAAAGAAACCGGGGTTTACGAACTTAAACATATGCACTGTGACACGATCAAAGCAGCATGCGAGTATCTTCAATTCATGGATTCTCATCCGTCTTACGTTTTCGTCTCCATGAAGAAAGTAGGGTGACTATGAACCCGGAAACTCTATTCGCCATCATAGCTTATGCGATCGGAATGGTTTACATTTGCAGGAGGCATCGATGAAACCTGAAAAGCAAGATTATTTAAATGGATACGAGCTTTCAAGGCTTCATGACTACATTAAATTGAACGGTGATAGGCATGAGCATGGAAGCGTTCCTAAACATTTGAGCTATTGGGCTGAAAAAGGCTATATAGCTGCCATAGATGAAAGGGAGTTTAAAAGGGATTTAATTCTATATTTTTAAAATTTGATTTGTGAAGATTCTATGAAAAGACCGGATTCCGGTCTTTTCTCTTTCAACCCGCGTATAATGGATATCGTCAAAGCAAGCCGACCGAACAAAGGAGAAAACCATGGCTGCTATCACCCGTACCGTGTCCATCTACGAGGTCGTCGCCTACACGCTCAACGAGGACACCCCGCCTGTCGTCGAGCAGTATGCAACGGTCAATGTGTCCGATACGTCGATGAACGACCGCAAGGCACGCATCGCGCTTCGTGATTGCGGGGTCGCCTTGCCCAAGAACTGCGTGATCAAGTTCGCGGAGGTCGACAAGGTCACCTACTCGATGACCATTGAGCAGTTCGTTGCCAACGCCGAAATCGTCAACGCCTAATCAAGGAGAAAACCATGCCTGAGAACAAAGACATCGCCATCGCCGAGGAAATGCCCGTCAACGACCTCGCACCTGCCCGCACGTACGCCATCGCCGAGCTTGCCAAGCCCGAGGACAACACGTTCTGCTCGGTGAACCCGGAACTTGGAGCGGATGCCAAGAAGCTGATCTACAACGCGTCCAACAACCCGACGCACAAGATCGACGACTTCATCAACAAGCAGATCGCGCTGAAAGACCTGTTCGTGGAGATCATCGAAATCGCAGACGAGGACGGCACCGTGGAGCAAGCCCCGCGCATCGTCCTCATCGACGACAAGGGCGAGAGCTACCAGTGCGTGTCGAACGGCGTGTGGGGCTCGCTCAAGAAGATGTTCGCCGTCTACGGAGCGCCAACCTACGAGGAGCCTATCAACGTGGTCGTCAAGCAGGTGAAGGTTAAGCGCGGCACGATGCTCACCCTCGAAGTCGCTTAAAGTTCGTAATCGCAGGCCGCACCCAGCGTGCGGCCTTTTTTTCAGGAGGAAGCCATGTTGTCGCTTGCAGACAAGGATTTGATGGAGCAGTTCGTAGCGGACTCGTCGAACAGGGTGTTGAAGAAAGAGCTATGGGCGCATGCCGTCGTCCCGCAAGGCGTGGCCGTTTTCAAGCGCCATCATAACGGGCGCATCGAATATATGTTCACCAAGGACGACAAGTTCGATATGAAGCGGGACGACATAAACGACCTGCGCGAGCTTGTGCGCCGCTATGTCATAGATGATTATATCGGACTCGTCTTCGTCATGCATTCGCAAGCGCTGAAAACGGTTTCCAAGCATATCAAATATCGTTATTGAAAGGAGGTGCGCCATGCCTTCGAAAAACGGCGTTTTCTACGAGTTGAAGGAATCGCCTTACTCTTTCATGTACGGAGACTGTACGTTCTTCTTCTCGTCTAGGAAGCATCTTTCCAGTTTCATGGACAAGATCTGCGTCAGAACGCAATGGCTGGACGACAGCATGGAAAAGCGTTTCCACTTCTACGTCAATATGCAGCTGGTCGCCGCGTTCCAACTGTACTTCACGGTGGAGACCAGGGGGTGCTACGTCAGATTGGAAAACGGTGAGGAGCTGACATGCAGAGAGAACCTAAGATTAAATGGACTGAAAGCCAGCGTTCGCGCCTCAACTCCGCAGTCCGAAAGTACAACAACGCCATTCGACGGGCTATGCGGGCGAATCCCGCCAACGCCCGGTTCATGCCCGAACCGGTAAGCTACAAGGAAGTCAAAGCCGAGATCAAGAGCGCGCGCGTGCTTAACAACACGGTCGCGCGCTTGCTGCGCGCCACGCGCAAAGGAGCCTTGGACTTGACGACCGTCGGCGAGGGAGGGTTCGCCACGCGCTACGAAGTGCGGGAGTTCCAGATCGCGAAAGCCGTCAACGAGCGGCGCAAGTCGCTCAGGCGCAAGAAGCTGGGGATCGACTACGGCCAGACCTTGGGACGCATGGGAACGTTGCAGCAGAACAACCTCCTTCCCGACAAGCGCACCGCGCGAGACTTGTCTCCCATCGCCCTCAAGCGCTTCATCAAGCGTTACGAGGAGCTGAGCGCTACGAGTGCCTACGAAAGGCTGAACAGGTACTACAAGAACTATATCAAAGGCCTCGACACGGTGTTCGGCGGCTACTCCGAGTTCGATGCGGCTATATCGCAGATCGCGAGGAAGATCGAATCCATGATGAAGTCCAACGCGGGCAAGCTCATGGAGTTCTTCGAGTCCGGAGACGAGCTTTTGAACATCGAGTACATTTACGCTCCTGAAGACCGCGCCGACAAGATGGGCTATATCCTCGACAGATGGGCTGAGCTATGATATGCAGTACTTCACGGCCGATTTCGAAACGACGGCAGACGACCTGACCCGGACGCGAGTTTGGGCGTGGGCTGCTTGTACCTTGAAAACCTACGATATAACGACCGGAACTTCCATCGAAGGGTTCGTGGAATGGTGCGAGCGCGCCCCGGACGCTCGCGTTTACTTTCACAACCTGAAATTCGACGGGAATTTCATCATATCGCATCTGCTCGACGCGGGGTGGGAATGGATTCCCAGCCACGGAGAGCAAGCGCCCTACCGGTTCACGACGCTGATCAGCGACATGAACCAGTTCTACACCATCAAGCTCTGTTTCGGGCGCGGGCATTATATCGAATTCTGCGATTCGCTGAAGATCATCAGCTTGCCGGTCGCGAAGATTCCGCGCGCGTTCGGCTTCGAGGAAGAGGACGCGAAGCTCGAGATAGACTATGCTGAGCATCGCGATATCGACCATGTTCTGACGCAAGAGGAGATAGACTACATATCGGCAGATGTCAGGATCGTCGCGCGAGCCTTGGGCGAGCTGATCGACCAGGGCGCGACCAGGATCACGGCGGGATCGAACGCCATCGCCGAGCATAAGAAGACGATAGGCGGCGAGAAGGGGTTCAGGCGCATCTTTCCGGTGTGCGACTACGACGCTGAGATACGCCCGTGCTACAAGGGCGGCTTCACGTACGTGAATCCCGACTTCAAGGGGCGCGATATCGGCGAGGGAATCGTCCTGGACGTTAACAGCCTCTACCCTTCCGTCATGGCCGGAGTCGGAGGCGAGATCCTGCCGTACGGCGATCCGGTTCTTTTCGAAGGGGAATACGAGCCTGACCAGCGATATCCTCTGTACATTCAGACGGTGACGGCGGATTTCAAGCTCAAGCCCGGTTTCATCCCTTGCTTGCAGCTCAAAGGCAATTTGAGCTTCATGCCGACTGAATACGTAGTCGATTCCAAAGGAGAGCAGACGCTGGTATTGACCAGCGTCGACTTGGCGCTTCTGCGCGACCACTACGACATCTATTCCATCCGCTACGGCAAAGGCTGGAAGTTCAAGGCATCGAACAAGCTCTTCTACGATTTCATCATGGCGGCCAACGAGGAGAAGGTGCATGCGGCCGAGGAGGGAAACGCGGGCAAGCGGTACATGGCGAAGCTCAAGATGAACTCCTTGTACGGGAAGATGGCGACGCATCCGGTCAAACGGAGCCGCCGGCCGGTCATGTGCGAGGACGGCATAGTGCGCTACCCGCTGCTCGACCCGGAAGAGACCGACGGCATGTACCTGCCGGCCGGGGCTTTCATCACGGCCTGGGCGAGGAACAAGACGATACGGAGCGCGCAGAAGGTGAAGGATCGTTTCCTCTACGCCGACACCGATTCTCTTCATCTGGCCGGAACCGAGATCCCGGAAGAGCTTGACGTGGACGATTACCGTCTGGGAGCGTGGAAGCTCGAAAGCACGTTTCAGCGCGCCAGGTTCCTGCGCCCGAAGACCTATATCGAGGACGAGGGCGGCAAGCTCACCGTGCATTGCGCGGGGTTGCCCGAATCGTGCCATCCTCACGTCACATGGGATAATTTCCATGTCGGCGTGAAATTTCCGGGAAAACTCTATTCCAAAACCGTAAAAGGCGGTATTATACTATACGAAGGTGATTTTGTCATCAGAAAGGAGACAGGCTTATGAGCAGGTACCAACCGAGCTTGCGCGAGCTGGCGATGGAGCCGGACGAGGACAAGCGTCTCGAGATGGCCGCGCGAATCGACGAGGACGCGGCGGAACTCGACGACCGCTGGGACGAGCGCGAAGGCTGGCGAAACGCGCGCGAGGAGTGGGACGCGGAGCGCGACCGCCTGAACGCCGAGCGCGACGAGGCCATCGCCGAGCGCGACCGCTACCGCGAGGAGCGCGACGAGTCGCGCCGCAAGTACGCCGACCGGTTCTTCGCCGTCGAAGGCCAGACGCTGCTCCATGTGAACGAGGTAGGCGAGGAAGTTCGGCGCGAGCCGATCCGCTCAGCCGACGAGATCTGGGATTAAGGAGATATTATGGCAGTGAAGCAACCGAACATGAAAGCCGCCGATTCGCCGATCGTCATGAAGGCCGGCGATACGGCAGCTCGCGAGACGGCTGCGCAGAAGGCGGTCGAAGCGACCATCAACGAGACCCCGGAGGTAGCGTCCGCGCTCGCGGCTCGCGGGATCCCGGCGACTTACGACTCGAACAATCGCGCCTACGTGGAGCTTGCGGGAACAACCGACGAGATCCACGCCATCGGCGAGTACCTGACCAGCTACCAGCCCGCTCGCAACGCGTTTCTGAACGCGCTTGTGAACCGCATCGGCCTCACCATCGTGACCTCCAAGCTGTACCGCAACCCCTGGGCGGTGTTCAAGCGCGGGTACCTCGAGTTCGGAGACTCGATCGAGGAAATCTTCGTCAACCTCGCCGACGTTCACGGCTTCTACCCCGAGGGCGCGGAGGACACGTTCGCCAAGCGCGAGCTTCCCGACGTGCGTGCCGTGTTCCACCGTATGAACTTCCAGAAGTTCTACAAGACGACCGTTTCCGCCCAGCAGCTGCGCCAGGCGTTCCTGTCCTGGACGGGCGTTAGCGACCTGATCGCGCGCATCATCGAGTCGCTCTACACCAGCGCCAACACGGACGAGTACTACGTCATGCGCTACTTCCTCGCCAAGTGCCTCCTCAACGGCTACATCGGCTCGGTGGAGATTCCCGCGATCGGCAAGGACAACGCGATCGACATCGCCACGCAGTTCCAGTACATGTCCGACCTCTTCCAGTACCAGTCCACGAAGTACAACATGGCGGGCGTGACCACGCACACGGACTTCGAAGACCAGTACTTCATCGTCACCGCCAAGTTCAAGGCCACCATGAACATGAACGTGCTGGCCACCGCCTTCAACTTGGAGTACCGTGAGTTCCAGGCGCGCATGATCACGGTCGACACGTTCACCGACTTCGACTGGGTTCGCATGGACGCGCTGTTCACCGACCCTGCCACCGGCCAGCTCGACCCGAACTACCACCGCTTCACGCAAAAGGAGATCGCGCTGCTCGAGACCGTGCCGGCGGTGCTGGTGTCCCGCGATTGGTGGATGGTGCTGGACAACTACGTGGAGTCCGCGCAGTGGTTCAACGGCGAAGGCCTGTACTGGAACCATTGGCACCATGTGTGGAAGACCATCAGCTGCTCGCCGTTCGGCCAGGCGGCCGCCTTCACGCCGACCGCCCCGACCATCACGAGCGTGACGGTCACGCCGGCGACCGCCACCCTTTCCAAGGGCGCGGATCTGCAGCTGAGCGCGGCCGTGGTCGGAACCGGCATCGTGAACCAGGGCGTGCAGTGGAAGGTGACCGGAGGCGCTGCATCCGGCACGACCGTGACCAACGGCGGTTACCTGCACGTGGCGGCCAACGAGACGGCGACGACGCTCACCGTCACGGCAACCTCCATCCAGGACGGAACGAAGACGGCCGAATCCACCATCACGGTCACCGTATAGCCTATGTTCCATCGAGGGCGGGATTAGTTTCCCGCCCTCCTTTCCGAAGGAGGTGAGAAATGTACCAGCCCAGCACGGAGATCCGCATAGGGACGGTTCCGTGGAACCCGAACTACAAGCATGTGCGATGGTATCCGAATCTGAACGCCCAGATGACGGGCATAGCCTCGTTCATGGACGCTCGGCGGACGATTTCAACCTACACGTACCAGCGCCTTGAATCGGCGATAGACGTGGCCGGCAACCCCGAGCAATACTACAATTACAACTACGTCATGTTCCAGAACGAGAACTTCGGGACTAAGTGGTTCTACGCGTTCATCACGCGCGCAGAATACAAGACGGCCAACACGACGCGCTTGCACTTGGAACTGGATTACGTGCAGACCTACATGTTCGACTACGACTTGAAGCCGTGCTTCGTGGAGCGCGAGCATGTGAACGACGACTCGATAGGCGCTCACGTCAAGGACGAGGGAATAGATCCCGGCGAGCTTAAATGCGTGTACTCCGCCATCGACAACGAGGACATGGATTGCTACATGGTCGTTGCCAGCGCCGTGGAGCCGTTGAAGGACGGAACGTACGTAAACAACGGCGGCGACCAGTACATGGGGGTGACGAGCGGAACGAGCCTTTCGGTGTTTCTGACCGTTGACCAGTTCAAGTCGTTCATGCAGGCGTTGTCCGACAACGGGCAGCAGGATGCGGTGTCGCAGGTGTACATGTGTCCCCGTGCTGCGATCCCCAACATCGTTGCCAAGTCTAACGGCTGGGGCTATTGGGTGGACGCGTCCTCTCCGACTCCCAGCGATGAGAAGAACTATAACCTGGGATTCACCACGTTGGACGGTTACTCGCCGAAGAACAACAAAATGTACTGCTTCCCCTTCGAGTACGCGGAAGTCACGAACTTCACAGGCGCATCGCAGCAGCTTCGACTGGAGTTCTTCGGAACGCCGGGGGTCGTGTCGTTGCAGCGCACCGGAGGATGCGACGCGAACTCGCGTTTGGCATACATACCGACGAACTACAACGGGGTGAACAGGTTCGTCGAGGGAGCGGTGTACCTCGACAAGTACCCCACGTGCAATTGGGTGTACCAGGCGTTCGCCAACATGCTGGGCGCGTCGGAGGTAAACACGCCATGGGGTTCGTTCAACTCGCTCAGCCAGTCGCCCTACGTCAACTCGTTCATCGATTCCACGCAGAACATCATCGGCAGCGCGCTGAACATGGACATTCCGGGGATGCTGAACTCCGCGATCAACGGAGCGCAAGACCTGACGAACACCTTCGCGAACTTCTCGAAGGCATCGAAGACTCCCAACACGCAGCGCGGAGGCACTAACTCGACTACCGCGCTCGTGAACTTCGGAACCTACACGATAGGCGTTCGCAAGTACACGTGCAGAGCCGAGATAGCGCGCCAGATCGACGACTTTTTGAGCGTGTACGGCTACAACGTGTCCGTCGTGAAAACCCCCAACATCACGGGGCGCGCTTCATGGAACTACGTGAAGACCGTCGCAGCGAACATGAGCGGATCGGTTCCGGCCGGCTACCTTGCGATGTTCAACAGGCTGCTCGATTCCGGAGTCACGTTCTGGCACACGGACGACGTGGGCAACTACAGTTTGAGCAATGCTATAATATAAGAAAGGAGGCATGCATGGACCCTATCCAATCCACTACCACCCCGTACGGCCTTCCCTGGGGCAACATGCCCAAGAACGCGCGTAAATCCGCTCGCGAGCTGGACAACGCGGCTATGAACTCGCAAACGATGTTCCTCTGGCAGATGCGCCTGTACGAGCTGGCGATGAGCGTCTTCGAGTGGGAGAACCTGCCGGCGGGCATCAACGAGCGTCAGATCGAGTGGTGGCTCCTTCGCGACGGATTCTGCGTGTTCCTGCATGACGAGGATATCGCGCTCGACCCGATCCAGCGCAGCCCGGAAGGCTACGCGATCATGCAGTGCATGTTGGAGGGAAACTTCGACATCTACTCGCAGCCGGTGAACCGCATCGCCTACTCGGTGATGGGTGTCAACATCCCGCTCACCATCGAGAACTCCGTGATCGTGTGGAATTCGAACCTGCGCGTGCCTACCTGGTTCGCGCTCAACATGTACGCCAAGAAGCTTTGGGCGATAGACCGGGCGATCGATGTGAACGTGTACCAGCAGAAGACCCCGCGCGTGGTGAAATGCTCGCAGAAGCAGCGCCTGAGCTTCGAGAACATGATGGCGCAGGTGGACGAGTACAAACCCCTTATCATGACGGACAAGGACTTCGATCTGGACTCGATAGACATCCTCGACAACTCGTCTCCGTACGTCGCCGAACAGCTCTACGAACTCAAGGACAAGTACTGGAAGGAGGCGCTCGGATTCTTAGGGATAGCCAGCTCCGAGTCCAAATCGGAGCGCGTGATCGTGGACGAGATGCTCGCCAGCCTCGGCGGCACGGAAGCGCAGCGTCTTTGCCGCCTCGAATCACGGCAGTTCGCGTGCAAGCAGATAAACGAGATTTTCGGGTTGGACGTGGACGTGCATTTCCGCGTGTCGGAGAAGCGCCAGGAGGAGCAGTGGGCTATCGCCGACGGCGAGTTCGACGAATCCAAGTACGCCGAGGAGAACGGGATCGAGGTGGACGGCCGATGAGCAAGTACAGCTTGCAGCTTCGATGGCTCGTGGAGCAGACGCTTGCCGATGCGAAGCTGCCGAACATCGAGGCCAACTGGCATGCTGCTTACGACAAGCTGGGCTTGGCAGATTATCCGATATTCGACGAGACGTACCGCGAGACGCTGAACAACAAGATCATCCGCCATTACTGGATGTACGAGATAGGCTCCGAAACCGCCGGCCTTTTCCGCTGGAACCTGCGCGATGCCATGTTCATGGTAATGCCGTACTACAACCAGATGTATCTGTCGGAGATAACGGCGAAGAACATCCAACCCCTCATCGACCACACGCGGACGATCACGGAAGACGCGACCGGCACCGCCTCGAACAACGCGAACACCAGCGCGACCTCCACGAGCAACGCGCAGGACATTTTCAGCGACACGCCTATGAGCGCGCTGAACTTCGACAACATCAAGGCCGGCAACTACGCGTCCACGGCCGATTTCACCGACGCTTCCACGACCGATTCCGGCAAGTCGGATTCGAGCGGCAGCTACGACAACAAGCTGTCGCGCACGGAGACCGGGCACGACAAAGCGGAATCCGAACTGCTCTTGATTTGGCGAGACACGTTCGTTAATATAGACCGTGACGTAGTGGAAGACAAAGCGCTGCGCGAATGCTTCATGACGATATGGTAAGGAGGAGCGCATGAACCAGCCCACACCGGATGTAGCGCCGTTTCGCTATTACGTGCAAATGGTTCTGCCGGCCGTCTACGGCGACGAGCTGAGCTATTACGAGGTGCTTGCGAAAGTAACCGAAAAGCTCAACGAGGTGATCGAGAACCTGAACAAGCAAGGCCAGAACGTGAACGATCTGATGGTGTTCTACAACCAGTTGAAAGCGCAGGTGGACGCGCTGGAAAACGAGGTCGATGCCGTCAAGAACGGAGAATACGTGCATCTGTACCTTGATTCTATTATTAACTGGATTGATGCACATCTTGAAAATCTTGTTGCACGTACAGTTAAGTTTGTTTGTTTCGGCTTATCAAAAGATGGGTATTTTCAGGCTTATGTACCTGCTACGTGGAAGTTCCTTAAGTTTGACACTGGAGCCGTATACGGTAAACCCGATTATGGTTGCCTAATCTTGAGGTGGTAACATGCCTGTTGAACGAGGGAATCCTAATGTTTTTACGGTTTTTAAAGGTCGCTTTGAATGCGAAGTTGACCCTGAAGCAACAACTACAAACGCAACTATTATGCTTACATGCGTGAACGATGTGCAATTTTTGGGTAACTTCACGCCTGGTGCTTCTGGATTATTGGGCACTTTACCAGCAGGGTGTCGTCCACCAGTAACAGTGTTTATACCTTGCATTGTGGGCTCTGTTGGTGCGATGGCTAACGGTATTTTGATCGTTGAACCTGATGGAACCATGGTGTGTGAAGCAAGCAAAACGGTATACCTTCAAGGTGTGTCATTTAATATTAGTTCATGCTGGTATAACTAGAAAGGTTATTATAATGGATTTGAACGAAATTATCACAGTAATTAGTAGCGTGGGATTTCCTATCGTTGCTTGTGTTGGTATCTTTTACTTGTATGATCGTACTATTAAAGAGCTTACAATTACTCTTGCTAAGATTGACACTACGCTTGATGGTGTTGCATCAGCAATTAAGGAAATGAAGGAAGAAAAGGGGAACTAACATGGCTACCACTCAAAAGACTGTTCAAGTTGTATCTAATGATGCTATTGCAACCACTACCACACAACTAAGCGATAAGATGCCGGGTATCCCTTGCAATAATCCAGCTGGTATTACCTACACGGGGGCGCGTTATGTCCCGCTGTTTGCCACCCCGCTGGAATGGAACAAGAACACTACCTATGAACCGCTTACTATTGTTATTCACGAAGGCAATTCGTATACATCTCGTCAGTTTGTACCGGTAGGCGTTGATATTGCAAACGAAGACTTCTGGGCATTGACTGGTAATTACAATGCACAAGTTGAACAGTACCGTCAGGAAGTTAAAACTCTAACTAATAATTATTATAGAACCCTTCACCCTGTAGATTTTGGAGCTAAAGGTGACGGTGTAACTGATGATACAGAAGCTGTTCAAAACTGTTTTAACGAGTGTGACGGTTCACTCGTTGATATGCAGGGGTTAACTTATCGTGTGTCATCAACAATCACTTTACCGGTTTGCGAAAATGCACTAATTACAAACGGTTGTATTAAAGCGTTAAGTGGGTTCACTGGTGAATATGTGGTTGAAACGTCACAAAATTATACCGCCTATAATAACACTGGTTTTGCACTCTCTGTTATTGATGGTGTTACTATTGATGCTCAACATTTGGGTATTGGATGTATAAAATTAAATAGGTATATAGGTATAACAATCACTAATTCTTATTTCTTACGCTTTACCACATATGGCATATTCACGGCTATTACAGAATCACATGAGCTTGTGCTATCTAATAGTTATATTAGGAATAATTTTAGAAACGAAACTATCGACCCTGATGGTATTGGTATTGTATTAAACACACCTGATAACATTGTTACGGGGTGTAACTTTGTGTGCACAGGTGCATCTATTATCCATAATGCTCAGTATAACACAATTACATTATGCCACCTTTACGGTGTTAGCACTGCAGGTAAACCGTCACTGATTGTCAATGCTTCTAGAGTGTTTATAACTGATGTGTATGTTGATTCGTCATCAGTTGAATTAAATTCGTTATATTTTTCAGTATTCAAATTAAATATTCTTTGTGGGCGGGGTAGCACATATTCACCAATTATTATTAACACAACAGGAAGTGCATATTATATTTCATCGTGTCATTTCGAAATTAACGCAAATCTCATAGGGGGTGATAAAACTATCCCACTATTCAAGTATAACTTGTTTGGGTTAACTGAGTTTAATAACAATGATGCTATAATTAAGGTATACGGTTATCTACTCAACGACCGTATAAACAACAAACCGTTAAATATTGGGTATTTTACTGCTGATAGTGTGTTTGGTTTAAATTCAAATAAGCAGATTACTACATCTACATCTGACTACACCATTAAACAATGCGGAACGGGTGCAGCAATAACATTGAATAACCCTGATAGTGGAAATTGGGTAGCAATAGCAGTAAAAAATCCTAAAACTTTTGTTAAGTTTACAACTGGGTATTCAAAATATGTTGATACATATAAACTAAGTTCTGCTAAAAATACTAGTGAAGGAACACAAACCAATTTTATTGCTAACTTACCAAACGGAACAACTGAAGTTGATCTTACCAATATAGCTGATGAATATTTAATTATTTCCACGTATGGTACTAGACTTTTTGAAATAAAAATTGTTTAACGGAGGGGCGTGTTAAATGCTAAAAGGAATTGACGTATCAAGTTGGCAGGGAAATATTCAGGTTCAAAACATGCCTGTTGATTTTGTTATTGCAAAAGCTACTGAAGGGCTGACTTATGTAAATGAATTTTGCGACCCTGTAATACGAAACAGCATTCAAGGGTGTAAGTTATGGGGGTTCTATCACTATGGACAATGTAATGAACCGCGCGAAGAAGCAGATTATTTTATTGATAACACAATAAACTATTTTGGTAGCGGGATTCCTGTTCTGGATTGGGAGGAAAACCAGAGCGTTGAATGGGTTAACATTTTCGTGAACCGTGTTCATGAACGTACAGGGGTGTGGCCGTGGATCTACGCCAACCCCTGGCGCTTCAACCAGGGCGGCGTGGAGCCGAACTGCATGCGCTGGATCGCGAGCTACCCGGACGTGCTGCGCCCGGGACTCGACTACGACCCCGGCGAGCCTCCGGAGACGGACGGCCTCGTCGGCTGCTGGCAGTACGCGTCCGACGGGCAGGTGCCCGGATACGCGGGCAACCTGGACGTGAATCACTTCTTCGGAAGCGTCGGCGCGTGGCAAGCGTACGCGGGCATCCCATCTTCGGGACAACCTGACCCGTCGCCTTCGCAGTCGGTTTTGGAGAACGATAGATTCCGCGTGACAATCGAAGAGAAGTGATGTATGATGGTCATGCGCCGGAAAGCAAGCTATCTTCTGCGTCTGTGGGGCACCCGGTGAAACGGGCACGGGCGCATACGGAGAACAGCCCCCTCTGTGATAGTCTTTTCGGTTAGCGCCCTTTGACTTAGCCCCTGTCGCTTGGACATCCATGATGGCAGGGGCTTCTTCGATAAAGGGCGGGCATTCCAAGTCAAAGGAGGAACGTGGCAAAATACTGGGACATATCCAAGACGCTTTCATACAACTGCCTGTTCAATTTCATCTACGGCATCCGAGGCGCGGGCAAGACGTACACGGGGCTGCAGCATTACGTCAAGCGCTACCTGCGCACTGGGCGGAGGTTCATGTACCTGCGGCGCACGGAAGAGGAGCTTAAGAACCTTGCCACCCGCAAGGACGGACGGCTGTTCAACCACGTGCAGAAGGAGTTCCCGGGGCATGCGCTCTGGGCTGAATCCAACATCCTTCATATCGACAAGGAGATATGCGGCTACGCGCAAGCGCTGTCAACGGCGCGCAAGCTCAAGTCCGACGCGCTGGACAACGTGGACACTATCCTGTTCGACGAGTTCGTCATCGACAAGGGGTTCCAAACGTACCTTCCCGACGAGGTGACGGCGTTCCTCGAACTCTATGAGACCATCGCCCGCCCTGGCTCTCGAGATTACGACGTAACCTGCATGTTCTGGGGAAACGCGGTGACCTCGGCGAACCCCTATATGGACTACTTCAAGTTGGAGCTTCCCTACAAGACGGACGTATGGAGGCGCGGCGAGTTCCTGACGCAGATGGTAGCGCCCCCTGAGCTGATCGAAGCGAAGAAGGGCACGCGCTTCTACCAGGCGATAGCGGGCAGCGACTATGCGGCCTATGCGGCCGAGAACAAGTGGTTGCGCGACAATCCGAAGTTCATCGCGAGAAAGGGCAAGAATGCCGAATACCAGTTCACGCTCCTTTACTACGACGATGCTATCGGAATATGGCGCGACAACCGAAACGGATGCTATTACGTATCAGAAGACGTTGACCGCCAATGCCGCCACGTGTTCGCCGCCACGACGGAAGACCATGAGCCGAACACTCTGCTGCTCAAAGGCTTCAAATCCTCGCCCCATCTGGCTAACTTGAAGAAGGCTTACGACATGGGGTGCGTGCGGTACGAGTCCATGAAGCTCAACAACTGGTTTCGGGATATAGTTAGGATGGGATTATGATCATCACGACTAAAAATGGCGATATGGTAGATACAGTGCAGATTATCGAAGAAAACGTATATACCATAGATGATGTTAAATACGCGGTGGAAACTGACATGTATATTGCTGCAACGGTTCAGATAAGAATATGCGACACCGGGAAGAAGCAGCTGGAAGTTTCCGACCCGGAAATTGGCAAAGAAGCGCAGTACCATCTACGACAGTTCATCAAGTGCATGAAACAGTTGGGGAGGTATTACTGATGGCTGAGCCGGTTATAATCAGCGCTACCAAGCAAGGCGGCGTTGAGAACGCTTACGTAGGAACCATCGTTAGAATGGGATTGTGATGGCGCGGGAGATAGTGCCGCAGCTGGGCGGTAGAAATTGCGTTTACACCTATATGGGCTGGTCGCTGATAACCGCGCCCGATTCGCTACAGTACAAGCTTCGGGCGGATGCGGGTGAGAACTATGATGAAGAGGGATTCGCCATCATAGAAGGAAGATACGTGATCGCGTGCACCGAGGCGTTCGGGGGTGTCGGAGACTACGTGGATTTCCAGCTGGACACGGGGCTGATATTGAATTGCATCATCGGAGACGTTAAATCGTCGGGAGACCCTAATTACAGCGAATGGGGACATCTTTACCCGCCGAATTCGATTAGCGTGATAGAATCGGTCGTGGAGTACTCGAAATGGTATCCTAGCCATGCTAACCCCGGAACGCCGGGATGCAAGCCGGAATGGGCTGGAAACGTCGTTCTCGCGTTGAACTACGGAAACTACTGGGAAATAGATCCGCCGGGAGGAATCGATATGGCGAGCGTGATCATAATCAGCGCCACTAAGAAAGGCGGCGTTGAGAACGCCTACATTGGGACTATAGGCAACGACGGCTATATATACTTCAACGATATAGACTTCTACAGATTCAAGAATGTCGGGACGTGGGAAGACAACGTATACGTTCTGAACCGCACTCGCCGCTCTTGGACGAAGACGACGATGTTCACCAAGATCAGCGCTCAGAACCTGAACTCCGGATCGGGAAGCGTGGCACCCGGAGGATCGGGCGTTGAGGGCGCGTGCCTTTGGGCTGTCGGGATCGCCGGCGATAACTCCCATGGCTACGACCAGCCCACGCGAGACGGAGGGGTCGACTTCGACTGCTCGAGCCTTGTGTCCTGGGCGTTCCGCGAGAACGGATGGGACGTTCCGTTCCCCTCCCCCTCCACCTACAACATGTCCAGCGTGTTCACGGGGCTTGGCTTCAAGAGGTACGACGGCAACCCGGCAGCGTCCGACTTGGTGCGCGGGGACATCGTTCTGTTCGAGGGCGACATATCGGCGGGCACCGGGCACGTGGAGCTGTATCTCGGAGACGGTATGCTCGTGGGCGCGCATATCAACGAGTTCGGGGGCGTGGCCGGAGGGCAGCCGGGAGACCAGACCGGGAACGAGATATCGACCGGCGGGTATTACAGGAGCTGGAACTGTTGGCTGAGATGGGAGGGTTAGGGTGTTGTCGCATTATATTGCACTTGTAGTGGGCACTATGTTAGGTATCGCTATTATGTGTCTGGTGAGCGGTAATAAATGAACGTTGTTCATTAATTCGAATTATCGCAAAAATTATCACTTGCTTGTTCTATAATACAGTTGTAGGGATAAGTCGAAGGGTGAATGGAGGAATTGACATGTTTCTAGGGCTTCCGGGATTTGCGTGGTTCGTGATCGGCGTTATCGTGGTGGCAGTGCTGGTCACAGTGGCGAATTGGTATATCATGTACTGCGTGTTCGACTGGGCAGTGCATCATGTGAAGCATGTTTGGTTGGAAGAGCCTACGGATGCGATTGACATTAAGGAAAGCGAATATCCTAAGCCCATTAAAAGAGAAATTTCTGATGAAGAATATGAGAAATGGGAAAAATGGATGGATTACTTGGAGGATAGACGTGAGGATGCATGAGGTGCAGATAGTTGCGTGCTTGTTTATGGCGGTCATTTTGGCCGCCTTCCTTATTGTCAAACTGACAGCGCATTGATGAACGATGTTCATTAATTGCATGATTGAGATGACAATTGGAAAATGATTTGACATGAGGTGATGAAGCTTGTATAATGAGGGTATCAAATCCAGCAGACAATTGAAGATGGGGGGAAAGAGGGTGTCAGATTTACTTTT